TACGCATCATACAAATATAGACATGGCAAATAGGCCAAGATACTACCTGGCACATAAAGATGATGTATTCAAATATTGGACATCGTATAGAACAGAGGGTGGCTTCGAAAGAGGAGTTGCCAATGTTTCTGCCGGAAGCTCATATTATATAGATGATGCAGCACCATTTGTTGTTTATAAAAATGCAGTTCCTGCAAATAGAATTGTTGTAAAGATGCAAACAAATGTTGGCACCGTAGAGCTTGGTGGATTTTCTAATGCAAATGGAAACTTGGAAGATCCGTTTTTTGGTTACGCAAATCAGACAACGCCATCTAGGTGGAGGGTTCAGGTACTTAAGGGCAACCTTTGGTCAGACGCGGTCTCTTTCAGAGAGGACTCCGTAAGGTCCGACGGCACCCCAATTGTTGGCCCAGATGGATATGTTGAGTTATACTATGGTTTAAGAATTCCAGAAAAGTTTGCAATATCTTTTAAGCATTTGGCATCATACTCTTCTTCTAGTGTATTGCCCACGTCAGGAACATTCGGTGATGCATATTTTGTAAAATCTTCTGATCTTGAGGTAGGGTCTTTTTATGTGTGGAATGGAGAGTCCTCATTCAATCCATATGAAAGCTTCGTGCCAGAATATGTCTGGGGCCTTGCCGACGAGGGTGTAACAAATCAAACACCATTTGTAAAAACTTTAGTTAATCCAGATAGCTTTATTAATCCAGCAAACAAGCAAATTGCTTATAGAGAGTTTGACTATGTTGACGGAATAAGAGTAGTTGTGGAAACAATGAACAAGGTTGATTCTACTTTTGATTTAATAGAGTTGTCTCCTAGACTAACAGCGGACATCTCTGACAGTGTCGAAGGATTTGATGTAACAAAAACAGCATCTGACCTAGGGATAAGCGGAATGCCTGTCGGACAACTTCTGGCGTCTACCGGATCCATGAACATCTTTGATTTTGATGAAGCTTTTAATGAAAATAATACAAACAGTATTTTGTCTAGATATGTTTCAAAAAATATACAGGTTAAGTTTTTTGAAAAGATTGAGGACGTAGGTTTAGAAGACTACTACGTTCCAATTAAGACATTGTACGTTGATGGTTTTCCAGAAGCAAACGCAGAAACTAGAGATATTGGTGTTAGCCTAAGAGATCTGATGTTTTACTTTGAATCGATAACCGCACCACAGGTTTTGGTTCAGAACGCATCTGTAAGCTATGCGGTATCTCTGTTGTTAGACTCAATTGGTTTTTCAAATTATAGTTTTAAAAGAATTGATGGAAAGCCAGAGCCAGTAATTCCATATTTCTTTATCGGACCGGACATTACTATTGCACAGGTTCTTCAAGACATAGCTATATCAACACAAACAGCAATGTTCTTTGATGAATATAATAATTTTATTATGATGACAAAAGAATACATTATGCCGGAAGAGTCTGAAAGAGAAACAGACTTAATACTTTACGGTACAAAAGATTTTCAGGACACCGGGGTAAGGCTAAACGAAAACACAAATCCTGTCTTAACAAACATTGAAGCCCTCAGCTCTCAAGAAACTGAAGTTTATAATGACGGGTCAATCAATTATGTAAGCAGATATATTCAAAGATCTTACGGATCGCTGAGACAGGCCAGCTTAATTGATGCCGAAAAAACCTGGTCTTACAAGCCGGTACTTCTTTGGGAGGTTGCCGGAGAGCAAAATGTTAGGTCTAAAAATGATGATTCTGGTTCTCAGTCAACATACACACTGGCTGCGATACCACTAAACTCTTCACTAGTAGCATCTCCGCCAGAAGTTGTTTCTCATAGACTAATAAATAACACAATAGATTTGGGCGAGGGTATCTATTGGCTAAGCAGATATAACGGATACTTCTATTCAAATGGAGAAATAATTAGATATGATGCCGTAGAGTATAGTGTCTCTGGCGTTGGTGATTTATGGATTTCTGATGTCCAAGAATATCAGAAATATTTTGCCAGCCTTCCGTTTAATGGAAAGATTTATCCAACAGGATTAATTAGGATTTACTCAGAGCCCAACTATGAGGTTGTGGAGGGCGTTACTAGACTAAGCAACGGACCGGTGGCCAAGCACGGCAGAGAGCAATTTGGAACTGAAGTAGCATACCATCCAGCAGGAATAGACCCATACTGGTCTAACAACGATAACGTAAAAGCTTACGAAATGGAGTCCGGATTTATTTTTGCAGAAGGCTCTTCCGGATATGCCGCAGAAGACTTGCCGGCAACAGTAGTCGGCGAGCCACTTAGCGAAATCAAAGAAGCTTCAAGCCAAACGGTTGCAAACAAAACAACTCGTAATGGCATTATTAAAAACTTTTTAAGTACTTCATTTTTGACAGAGTCAGAAACGAATCAGATATATGCAACACAGTCTGGAACCGTTCAGTCATCGGCCCTGGTTGTTAATGGCCCATCTTTTGAGACAGATCAAGATCCAATTGATTTTGTTCAATATGTTCACAAAGATCTAGACAATAAGTTTAGGCATTTTGGAACGAGGATGAGAATTATTGGCAGAGTTGAAAACAACGAAAGTCGTGGGCAGACGCCAATTGGCAGCTCTTCTTACTATATTGCCCAAAGCCTACAGCCCAACCAGGAGAATAACGTTTCTGGCGCATCTGGGGGCCTGGCTGTTATGCTAAATCCAAGAACACACAACGGTTACTTTTTTGAAATTGTTGCACTAACAAATAACAATGTAGATAGCTATGATCTGGCTGGAGAAATACACAATGTTATTTTTTATAAAACTTCTAAAGAGTCGGGTTCGGATAAGATTATTCCACAAAAACTTTGGGGTGGGTTTGCAAATATACTTGTAGATGACGGAAACTTTACAGGTCAATATAGAATGTCCGGAGAATCAAATACTACGGTCTATGACCTTGCTGTAGAGTACGAGGACGTAGCCGGTATAAGAAGGTTTTATCTATATATCAACAACAAGGTCGTGGCAGTTGTTGATGACCCTGAGCCACTTCCGACCTATAGCAACATGGCATTGTTTGTTAGAGGTAGTGCTAGGTGCATGTTTGAAAATATTTATGCAATCACAAACGATTATGCCAAAGACACCTCCTCTTCCGTTGGCACCCCAATTAACTCAATCTTTGGTGATAGCGAAATATCGGTAAACGATTCCTTTAACAAATACGCCATTTCTGGATCTGTTCAGTCTACGTATCTTTCAGGCATCAGCCCAATCGATACGCCAAATCATAAAATATATTTTGAAGAATTTGGAACAATTATGAGAGAGGCCTCATATTTTGATATCAGGTATGACAAGGCTTTCCCTGCTCTTTATTCTCAAATTTCTCCAACCTTTAATAAAATTAAGGGATACGTTGTTTCCGGATTTGTTGCCGGGTCCTACGGGGCAGAGTTTTTGGTCTTTAATGCAACAGATACCACAATTAGTTTAGACGAAACCAGTGGAAACTATTTGAGAATTCAGGGTGTAACCTTTACCCAGCAATCACAACACGAACTAAGCGTAGACGAATTTTATTCAAAGCACAGCAGTTTCTCTGATCCGCAGCTTAGCAATAAAAACATAATTATATCTCCACAAAAATATAAAGAAGACTACATAGACATTAGACAAAGTCGTGTAAATAACGGCAGGAAAGCATTCTCTTTGGAGGCTCCGTATATACAAACACAAGACGATGCAACAGACCTTATGAGATGGTTAATGTCAAAAATTAGCAAAAAGAGAAAGTCTGTTGGCCTTAGCGTTTTCTCTATGCCAACTATTCAGCTGGGAGATCTTGTTTTCTTAAGGTATAAGTCAAACGAAAATGTTGATCAGGTTTCAGAAGAAAGCAAAAGATTTGTAGTTTATGCTGTAGAGTATAAAAGATCTAGTGTTGGCCCAACAATGAATGTTTATCTAAGCGAGGTGGTATAGTGGTTGCAGAAAGCAAAGAGTATGATCCGGAAAGAGACGGACCAAAACAAAACCCTGGATATTACGAAGTATACGGAGATACTGGTGGAGACTTTCAGTACGTTCCACCCGTCTTGCAAACCCCAAAGCCACTAACAACTCTTGCAAGCAATGCTGTAAAGGTAGCTACACCAGATTTAATTATTACTGGTGACGAGGCAGTCGATGCTGACATAATGGTAGATTTGATATTTGAAAATATTGGTGGGCAAGAAATCATCAACATTGCAAGAAACGATATTGTTAATGGACAAAATGTTTTTTATAGTCCAATTAAAAATTTAAACCAAATTGCCTTTAACTATAACACTTCTAACATTCTTCCAGTCTCAAACCCATCAGATAATTTCTTTAAAAACTTTTCAATTAAATTTTCAGACTATATACCAGAAATTGGTACTGGGCCAAATGGAGAAACAATATACTTTGATCCCGAAACTGCAGATCTAACTATAAATGTTGTAAATGTTCCACAAGACATAGACGTTGACGTTAGACTATTTAGTGTGCAAGAGCTTTTAGATGATACAATATACTAGGCGGAAAATATGATTACAAACACTGGCAAAAACATTTTGGCTAAATATTTAATAGGACAAGCCCCGGCTTATGCTTCCTATATTGCAATAGGCTGCGGCCCAAAACCATTGATAGAAACTAATGTTTCTGTAACAAACAAAGAATTTACTGATGGGATACATACCCTTACAACATCCCAGGCACATGGATTTGAGCCGGGCTCTAGAATTATTGTTTCTGGCGTAGAAGGTTTTAATGGAGAGTTCGCAATCACTGATGTTCCTAGCGAAACAACATTTATAACAGATCAAGAGGCAGTTGGCGACCCAGTTTCTTCAACCGCAGTTAGCCCAGCGGGCTTGGTTTCAATAGATTATCGTGGTAAGGAAACCCTAGATTTTGAAATGTTCAGAGTTCCCATTATTTCTAGGGGATATGTTAATGACAACGGTGTTCCACAAGTTGTATTTACTGCGGAGCTTCCAACAGAAGAAAGATACGAAATTACTGAGGTAGGGGTTTATTCAGCAGGGTCAAACCCAGCGGCAGGATCGTATGATAGCCGGACTATATATAACTTCACGCAGTCCGAGAGTTGGCAGTATCACACACTTACTGAAGCAAGATCTATACCTGTAGCCCTTGGCCAGCTAGACGACGGTGGAACAGAAAACGAAATTCCTGACACCTATCGCGGAAACGATATGTCTGTTTTTCAAACAAACGCAGATAACATCTTGTTTACATATCCAGACAGGGTTGCAAGGTACGAAAGGCCAAGATTTTTTAACAACGTTGTTGTGGTTCAGGGCGACACCGCAGATCTAGGCTTTGACGTAAATGATAAAATAACAACTAACTCCGGTTCCGAGCATATTCACTTAACTGGTGTTAACCTAGATCTTGATAAAAATGCCCCAACCGACAGACTTAAACTAGCTTTTTCTGTTTTGAATAAAACAGGTGGAACGATTGCGTCTCCAACTGTAACTGTCCCAGACAATGTAAAGGTTATGATTGAGTTTGCCTCTACAGATGTTTCTGGAGAAGGAGAGTATGCGAGGTTTGAGGTAAACCTAGACAATGGAACCGGCGACAGGTCTAGCGTGTATCCATTCGAATACGATACCAAGCTAGGTGCCTATGGTGAGCACAATTTTGAAAACAGCAGATACATTGTTGTGGAAAAAGAACTACAGGAGTTGACAAGAAGCTCAGGCTTTACTTGGTCAATAGTAGACGTTGTTCTTATGTATGTTTGTGTTAGCGTAGATGACGAGGGCACATTGGTACCATCAGAAGACTATTATGTTGCCGTAGATTCATTAAGACTTGATAACGTAACCACCAGAAATCCTCTTTACGGTTTGACAGGATATACAGCCATTAAAAATAATGATGCCCTGCCTGTCGTCAAGGCAGCAAACTCAACAAACTTTGTTGAATTTAGGTTTGCTATTGGGGTTGACTAATGTCGGATCCAGGAACTAAAAAAGTCATCGTTAAGCAGGCAGACCTTCCTCCAATAAGCTCTGAAAATCGTGGTTATTACGTAAGGTATAGGCTGGTTTCAGAAGACAAGAACAGGATCTCTCACTGGTCGCCAACCTATCTAATGACACCAAGCTATTTTTTTGTTCCAAATAACATTACATCAAGCAAAAGTGGCAATGTGTTAAATATTACATGGGACCCGATTCCAATATACTGGGAATCAGAATCTCAAGAAAACTTTATTAGAGAGGTTTTGCAATATGATGTTTGGGTAAGGTGGCACAATGATACTACATATGGAGATTGGTCCTATATAGAAAGAATTTCTGGAAACAGTGCTGGACTGATTAAGCCAAGCACTGTTTTGATAGCTGGCGTACCGACAGAGTTAAGTGTTAATATGGCAGACATAGAAGTATATGTTAGGGGAGAACCAATTCAAAGGTTTGACACAAGTATAGGTGCAACACTACCGACAGAAGAAGCATTTTTAAAAATGTATCAGCTGTACGACATCACGATTTAGTGGTATACTGGAATAACTATGGCAAGAATACCGCTACCGGAAAGAGGACAGCCTCTAGATTTAACATATCTGTATCAGGTTGCAAACGCAATCAATGAGCTTTCTGCTCAGGTCTCACCCTCTAGTCAAAAATATGTAACAATTGACACCCCCGCCGCTGGTAAGCAAAATGTAAAAGCTTCCGAGGCTAGAATTATTGGCGGCTATGTTGAGGTTGCAAATAACAGTTCTGTAACGGCAGGAAACGAAACAGACTTTAGCTACTCTTTTC